ACAAAGAGGTAGAAGATTTCTTTGTGTCTAACTTTATCACCTGCACTGATCCAAGTAAGCTTTGGATAGGAGAGATGATACGCAATGGTGAAAGTAGATACACTGACTGGAAGCGAAGAACGCAATCTCTCTCATACCTCTTTAGGGAGGAAACAGAATCAGTCTTCGACGATGGAGACTTTGATTCTATGTTTGCAATGGATGGGACACGTCATCCACAAATCCTGAAGGAACACCTGAAGGGTAATGTGTCAATCGAAACCTTGTTGATTTTGAATCACATTCTTGGTTTCAAAAAGAAATGGGATGATAACCTCACAGACCCAGTGTGGGAATCCGTCAGTATGAAGATGAAGAAGTATTCTCCATTCCTAAATATTGATGTACCCAAATATAAAATTATCTTGAAAGAAGTTGTTTTAGGAGACAGATGAGTTTCTTTGATTCTGAAGTAGTGCGTGCAGAAATGGTTGAGATACAAGAACTTCAAGAAGAAGTTTATAAAAATGTATTCTCATTCCCTAGCATGGACAACGATGAGAAGTTGATCCATATTGATCTCTTAGAAAAACTGATTGATAAGCAGAAGATTCTCTACACTCGTTTGAGTTTGTCAGATGATCCTGATGCTAAGATGATGAAAGATCAAATCGTAGAATCTGCGACGATGATGGGTCTCCCTAGAGGGACCGACATGAGTGTGGTCTTTAACAATATGTCTTCGATGATTGATGTCATGAAAAAACAGATTGACGACAACGACTTTGACATGTAGAATATGAAGGTACACACAAGCCAAATCCAACTAATCTTAGGTAATCCGAATGTCCTTTTCCGATCTCAAAAAGCAATCCTCTCTTGGTTCTCTGACTCAAAAACTGGTCAAAGAAGTTGAGAAGATGAACAATACTTCTGGTGGTGCAGATGAGCGCCTCTGGAAACCCGAAATGGATAAGACTGGCAATGGTTATGCAGTCATCCGTTTCCTGCCCGCACCTGAAGGGGAAGAACTCCCCTGGGCAAAGATGTATTCCCATGCATTTCAGGGTCCTGGTGGATGGTATATTGAAAACTCCCTGACTACCCTGGGTCAAAAAGATCCTGTGTCTGAGCACAACCGTGAACTCTGGAACAGCGGTCTTGACTCTGATAAGGACACCGTGCGTAAGCAGAAGCGCAAGCTCTCTTACTATGCCAACATCTATGTTGTCCAAGACAAAGCAAACCCTCAGAACGAAGGCAAAGTCTTCCTCTACAAGTTTGGTAAGAAGATCTTTGACAAGGTGATGGAAGCAATGCAACCTGAGTTTGAGGATGAAACTCCTATCAATCCTTTTGACTTCTGGCAGGGTGCTAACTTCAAACTGAAACTGAAGAAGGTCCAGGGTTACTGGAACTATGATTCTTCTGAGTTTGATCGTCCTGGTCCTCTGCTTGAGGATGATGATGCTCTGGAAGCACTGTGGAAGAAAGAGTATTCTCTGGCAGCACTGACTGCATCTGACCAGTTCAAGACCTACGAACAACTGGACAACCGTCTGAAGATGGTTCTGGGTCAGAAGTCTCGCCCCATGGTTCGTGACGAATCCTATGAAGACGAGAGCGAAGGTCGTGGTTCTTTCACTCCTAACTTCGAGTCAAGCAAGCCTCCTGCACCTGCAGCAGACTTCAACGCTCCTGACATCACACCTAAGTCTTCTTCTAGTGAAGACGAAGATGATGCTCTGAGTTACTTCCAGAAACTCGCTGAGGAGTGATCACTCATATAATCTGATATTATCAGCACGCTTCAAGGTTTCACTCATGTATTGGGTGGAACCTTTTCTGTATGGTAAGATATCTTCAATGTCTTCAATAACCACTGGGACATACTCACTCTTCAGCAAGAATATGTTTCTTTTATTTGTCTGAATATTATCCTCATACTGATAGTTTGTTACCTCAGTTACTTCACTCGCAGTGACCATTTGTTCGAGTCCATCGTCATAGTATTGAACACTGAAGTCTGAAGGGACTTGTTGTCCACCTGGAACTATTATATTACCCCTATTGTTTCTTATCTCCACCGTTTCATAGTGATGCACACCATTAAAGAGTGTATTGTAAGATCCATACTTTTCAAGCATGTATCTATCAAAATCATTCTGCGATAAAGGCCATTCTGTTTGAATGTTTATAATATTATTTGACTGCAGAACAATCCAGTCATAAGTTGATCTTCCATAAACCTCATAGGCAACATTATCTGGTCTATCATCACCTCGGATTTGATACTTAGTGAAGAAAGTAAGGTCTTGAAAGATGTCTTCTCTGATGACACCTTTCTTGAATAGATTTTTGACACGAATGTAATCAGAGATCTTCGCATCTGGAAGTCTGCTGACGTATTCAAAGTCTGGTAGGTAGTTAAAATATTCTGACATTTTAGAATCCTATGCTTTGACCGGAAGAACCACCGCCATCAAACATCTCTGCGAATGTTGGTGCAAACATTAGATTACCAAAATCCTCATCACTTGATCCATAATCTTCTGAGTATACAGGATCAATCTCGGTGAACCCTAGAGTCATGACATATGAGTGCATCACACCATCAGGGAAAGTGGCATATGTTCCATCAGGTGCATAGTTCACATTACAGGTTTTTAATGCACATGTCTTAAACTTATTTAAAGAAGTATGTGGTTGTCCTTTGTGCAAATATTGAAGCATGAAAACATCTGGAGATGTCAAAAAGAAAGCACCTCCATTTTGTTTTTTCGGCACCATTGATCTCTTAAAGAAGTTAATTATTTGCTTAACAACTCTACCTTCATTAGCACTTCTTGGAGAAAATCTATATTGAAAAGAGAAGTTTCTCAACTCTGGACTTTTAAACAAGAGTTCCATGTTAGGATTCATTGTTTGTCCAGTTTGACGACTTAGTAATGATTGTGTGGTTGTTCTGCTTCCGAAAGATTGAAGAACATTTGCTGCCACACCAGCACCAACGAGATCCTGCAGACCTTTTGAGTTTTCGGGCATGGCCATATTATCTATCATAGCTCCAAATCCACCACCAATTTTTCCCTTTTCTTCCTCTCCTTGAATCAATATCTCTCTCAAAGCCTGTAATCCGGCTGCTTCAGCAAAGTTTAGGGTTGACTGACTATATGATACACTTAAAGTATCTTGAACTGTGCCCGTGATTGGTAAAAATATAGTAGCAGCAGTAACACCAGACTGATCTCTATCTGCCTGTACGCCACCCTCCAATCTTCTTGGTTTTCTTTCTTTGATTACTATTTTCAATACATCTTGATCCTCACTTCTCAAATCAAGAGGATATTTTATAGCTTGTGTGCTGAGAACTTTAGTTGGTACTCTACCTGATTCTATATTTGCTAACCCTACTGGAGAGGATTGACCATCTGGATTTATTGTTTCCGCTAATGACGTAAGATCACCAGATCCAAGTTCTTTAAATGACTCTGCCAATCGTGCATTATTTGCACCAGTCAACAACATTCTTTTTCCAGCATCATCTAGTGCAGGTTTAAGTTGATTTAATATATCTCCTTGACTAAACTTTTCATCAATATCTGCATTAGATGTAAATTCAAAACGAGACCCTTCCTCTGATGATTTCTTTGCTATGACAACACCATCTCCTTCATCTGATGCATTTGCTGCCGCTGGAGAATCATACTTGAGAATCTCATAAGTCAGGATAGGTCTACCGATGACATCATCTCCTGTCTTATCACTAGTTTCTTTTCTCCCAGTATCAGTAACTTTTACCTTATAATATTTTTTGGTAGTAGGAAACTTGCCACCGCCTGACCTGTCATAGTCAAGCACATCCATGCTTATTGGTTTACTGTAGACAATATTCTCTGCCATCAGGAGTTTTTTATCTATTTAGTGATAAACTTTCCATATCTGACAGACAACAAATCATCAAGTTCATTACGTTGCACTATGTAGACCTGACCTGCAATTTCATTCCAAGTATATTGTCTTGTTTCTCTGTGATGAAAGTTTGTCCCACGAAATCCCCATGCAAATAAATCTGTGACCGCCACAAGTGGGTGTTGATCGTATCTGATTCCAGGTGTTTTAGCGTTGTAAACGAAAGTGCAAATGCTTCCAGCGTCAGGTATTGGCGTAACTGTATCACTCAGTGCATCCATGATCATTACCATCTGATCTTCCTGATCCATGGTTCCACCATTTAGTTCAGATAGGATCGGTTCGATGCGGTTCATTTGATACCTAGTTCTCTTTCGGTTATAATCTTGAACTCTATTCTACGATCAGCACAATACTCTTGAGCTGCTTT